TGTGCGAAGGGAACCATATTGTTAGTTAATTTATCGCCATGAGTTCTTATAACCTCAAGAGCAATAGCCAAAGCAATCACTGTATCATCATTGTAGCCTGATGATGCATTAGTTTTTCCGTTATCTGTAGCTACATAATTCATTAATTCCCCGATAACAATCCTAGAAGGGATCATCACATCATCATGCTCGATGGCATTCTTCAAGAAACCAATAATAGCAGGTTTACTTGCAGATGTAGTTCTCCAACCAATACGCGTACCTTCTTCCTTGCTGACATTAGCCATCTTGGTTTGGTAGTACATATTGACATATTCCATCTGGGTCAATCGATTGAGAGTTGCAATTCCCATGCTGTTCGATTCAACAGCGAGTAGAGCATTGTTATAATACCTCCCAAGGTAAAATAACAGATCCCCAAATTGAGATGGATCAATAGTATTATTACGATATACACAGCAAACCTCCCGGTTTTGATTCATGATAACTGCTGATGAATAATCCTTACCTACACCTAAAGATACGTCAGCCCCAATAGCAAATGAGTCACTTACTATAGGATACTTGAAAATCTCGATAGAACCTTTATTTACGGAATCCATCATGCGGGATTCGAAATTAAATTCCTTGGTGGCAAGAATTGGTTTTGGAACTAGACTGGATAGCTTCTCAATGTTAAATACGTTAGATCCTGAAACAAGGAAAGCTTCCTCGGGTGTAGAAGGATACTCCTGACGGAACTTATCCTCGGTACCTTCCGCAATCTTTAACCTTCTCCAGTATAGTTGGTTGTTGTTTAATTTAAACCTAGTAACAAGGATCTCTTCTTCTGGTGTTAAGTCAAAGACATCAGGTGCTTTACGAGCATACTCCTTCATAAGGAACCAAGGAACGAAGATAGGAATATAGTCGTTCTCTCCTGCTACAGCACCCTTCCATAGTCGGTGAAACTCATTACCTAATCCGTTAGCTGTGCTCTCAAGGATAACCTCGGTACCATCAGCCTCAGAAATACCTTGGAAGAGTCCTGAAAGAATCTTGGTATCATGGTTCCAGAAGGCTACCTCTGATAGGTGACAAATGGTTGGTGTCTGTCCTCGACCAGCTTCAGGTGCTCCTGCCGTGAAGAGTCTATATCCTGAGTCGTTGTGCTCAAACATAATCTCTTTAGCATTAGACTTCTTGAATACCGGTCTGAAGGTCTCACTCATGTTATCAATGATGTTCCTACTCATTGTGAATAGTGTATCTGAAGTAGCAGCATCATGAGCCATAACTACTGATTTGTGGTATGGATTAAGATAAGCTTTCCAGAAGACCCTTGAGGTAGTGAAAGTGGAAAGACCCATCTGTCGGGCTTTCAAAATGATAGCTCTGACTTTTCCAGTTTCTCTTAGCTGTTTCTCGATAGCTTCATTTACAATATGCTGTGCTTCATTGAATTCAAATGGGAGGAATCCTTTGGAGGAATCCTTGGGTAAGATCTTGATTTGTTCCTTGGCGAATAACTCGAAGTTAGTTCGGTAGGTTTCTAGCTGGGTTCTCTTTTTGAGTTCCCTCAAAGCAGCTAGCTTTTGGTTGTTCTCTTTGGTTGTTGCCATTGTGTCCTTTAGTTTGTGTCTCTATTAGGAACCGACTATTAAGCTCATCTTTTGTGAGCTGTTTTGGTGGGGGTAATTTTGATAAATTTTTGGGGTGAGTTTTTTGGGGAATTTTCTTTGGGTAGCCCTGTGTCTCTTTGTGTGTAAAAGAATCAGAAGTGGTGTTGTGGGTTCGCTAGTTTATAACAAGTGACCCCCTAACTTCTCTTGTGCTTCTTGTGGTTCTTTACTCGCGTCGTCTGCTCTTGCACCTGCTCGCATCAAGTAGAGCCACACTGTCTCTCGTCCCTCATCCTTAATCTTTAATGGAGTATTACCATGACTACAGCTACTATCGCTTTCCGTACAGCAACACCAACAATCACTGATCGTACATCAGCAGCAGTAACAATCGAGTCAATCTACTTCGATAAGAAGATGAATGCAATCATTGTTCAGTGCTCTGACAAGCGTACTCGTGTCTGCAAGATAGACCGTATGGAGTCTATCGAGGCTGCTCGTGCCTTGTGGGTTCAACTTAAGGACAGCTTGGGATGGTCAGCTAAGTTCACTGCTGCTGGTGGCTTCAGCCCAGACAACTGGTTCTACACATTCACTATCGCTTCTTAATCAACCAACCACGAAGGACTCACTATGTCTAAGCTCTTTCACATGACTCTCGGAATCACTTGGTTCTACACTGCAATGTCATTGCTCACAATCATGGAGGCGGGTGACTTTGGTCTCCTCCATATCGGTGCTATGTTCTTCTGTGGTGGTATTGCCGCTACGCAGATCATGCACCTAGTGGGAGAGATTATCGAAGAACACAATGAAAAAGCACCATTTTAAAAGGACTCATCATGTACTACATCTACACACGAACCACTGCTCATCGCCTCATCGCTAAGACTAACGACATCAATACACTAGGCCATTGGCCATCAAACAAGTATGAAGTCGTTATGTTCCTATAACATTCCATGATAGGCTCTACACCTAGAGTCTATTGTAGAGTGCTCATACCGAGAACTCACCAAGGGTCTAACGACCACAAGGAACTACCATGACAACAGCTATCCAATCACTGAACACCAACACATTCGCCACTAAAGGTGACATCGTGACAGCAGCATACAGCAAAGAACCAGTCATCCTGATGGCAGTCTATGCAAGCACTGACAACACTAAGCTCTATGTCGTGACAGAAGCACGAGGCACACCATCTATCCACAAGATGAGCATCACTCGTAACACTGAGCATGCTCGTGCTGTGTTTAAAGCAGCAAAGAAGATGATTGGTCAGCAAGTTCTCCTCGGAGTGACAGCTGGATGGTCTAGCGATACATGGTTCAATGACGTTATTGCTGCTTAATACAGCAAACATTACCCAGATATCAGGTAGACCACAACAGTGGCTACTTGGTACACCAAATAAGCAATTATAGTTATCATTACACAAGGATATATCATGAAATTCTCTTACATGTTGCTCAATTCACTCACACCAACTGACTTTGGCTGTGATGAACCAGAAATGATCGAAGCTTTAGCTGAATTTGGCTGCTCGGTGGTGTCTTCACAGGACATTCTCGGCAATACGACCTACTTCGCAGTAGCTCACACACTAGAAGCACTCGAACAGATGTGCAATACAGTAGATTTGCCAGGTAACTGTGTGAAATACTCCGAAGTGTTCCAATCAGTGCAACAATAACCACAAGAAACCAACCCATTACGCTACCCGAATGACCTAATTCCCATGAATTCTTGCAGTAAAGCGCAGAGTGTAGCATGAGGTGGGGTAATTGGGGTGGTTTTTGTGGGTGTGTAGTGTCAAACGAATCTCAAGGATAACACCATGTCAATAGCCATCTGCCTGATACTCTCCGGACTAGCCATCCTAGCTGCCGTACTCGATCACACCATCCCGGCTGCATTCTTCCTTGTACTCGCATTCAGTGCTCTAATCTTCATCCCTTAAGGAACCACACCATGTACGCACTCTCAGTAACCCTCGGCATAGCAGCCCTCACACTCAACTTCATGAACCACCTCACAGCATCTATCCTGTTGCTCTGTGGTAGCGTATTCGTATTATTCGTCTAGTCGGTAGTCATACTGACAGCTTAATCAAGGAACCCACCATGAGCGATAACCTAAGAACCGTTCTCAACACACTCAAGTACCACACTATCCCGTCAATCGACAAAGTACCTGAGTGGTGTGCTGCAATAGATGCTCTCGAACAGGAGATCGAGCAGTACAACAATGAGGTTGTTGCAGCAGTAGTCTACAAAAAGCTATACCTCAAGACTCGTGATGAATTAGCCGAAGTGTACTACAAGGAGCAACAGAAAGACAAAGTAATCGACTACAGCAAAGAGACAGCACACCAAATGATGGCTCGTTGGGAGGCATCAGCAACAGCATACTGGAACAAACATGGACACATCTAAAGATACCGCTAAACAAATCTTTGATGCTCTGATGGCAAGGCTCAAAGCAGGAGCCAAAGCAAGAGAGCAAGTCGTATTCGATCCTGAAACAGGTATTCAGAAACACTTCCTCGATGGTAAACTCGTTGCAGTAAAAATAGTAAGGGGTATTCAAAAATGAAAACTATAATATATTACATTAGAAGGGTTCAGTCAAACTTAGTTGATCTAGGTATAAATGAAGAAGGCTTCGCAGAAGACTACATGTTCATAGATCCATCCCAAGTGTATGACGAGACACCTAATGGGTTCAAAACAAGTAACTACGAGTTCAGGAGAATGCAATGAGAATCTACCGAGTAGAAGATCCAGAATGCGTAATGACAGGACGTAATGGTGATGTATACAAATATACCTTCCATTGGGGTAACTTACCATGTCCTCAAGCGGATGGTCTACAAAAGGATCTAGACTACAAGAAAGTGTGTGGTACAACAAACAAGAAAGACCTACATAGCTGGTGGAAGAAGAAAGACCTAGGAGGTATCATCTCAACGGGTATGCGAGTAACCGTATTAGAGGTTGATAAGAAATACGTAGATAGATGTGGTATGCAGTGTATGTTCACCAGAAGAAAAGCTAAGGTAGTAGGCCACATGAACGCGAAAGGTGAGGTAATCCTTGAAAAATCAGCAGAGACTATCATCAATAATATACGACAGAAAGGGAAGAGTACTAGCAGTAGGCCAAAACAGTTACTCAAAGACACATCCTCTACAGTCACTCCACGCATCAAAGTTAGGATTGACAAGTAAGGTTTACTTACATTCTGAGATAGCAGCTATAGTGAAGTGTAAAGACATCACGAAGGCATACAGGATAGACGTCATACGAACAAATACTAAGGGTGAGCTACTACTAGCTAAACCTTGTCCAATCTGTATGTCGGCTATTGCAGCAACAAATATCAAAATCATTAACTGGAGTAAATAACCATGACACAAGAATACAAAGGCTTTAACAACAACATCGCACAACGATACCTAGAAGGTGAAACAATCGAGTTCATCAGTAAGGAGCAACAAGCTGAAAATTGGGGAGCAAGCTCTAAATGGCAAGATGTAATTCCTTACAGAGTACCATCAGATATTCGCAGGGTAAGCTGCGAAGAGTTCACCTTCCGAGTAAAACCACATCTAGAAACACTTAAATTCTGGGTGAACAAAGAAACCGTCAGCACACTATTCCTCAAAAACTTGAACACAAGCCGTAAACCAAACCTAGAGCTAACCTACGATGGTGACACTCTAATCTCAGCAAAGGTAATCTAAAATGACAACATTCGTATGTGTATGCCAAAACAGTTGTGGTGATGACTACCAAATGGTAGCTACAGG